CAACAAGCTCTACATCTAAAGAACGAACATTTTGAGGAACAACCCAATTTCCGGCACCTGGTGTGTTTAGAAGTACAGTAGTAGCAGAGGGTGTTGAGGCTGCAGGTTCTATCGCTATGGCACGAGCGCGTGGGACACCCGATCCCGTAGTGCCGTCTGTAATGCTATCGTTATTCCAAACCCCGGTCGTGTAATTAGTGCGACGAAATATTCTTCCGGAACCGAAATTGTTAGCGTATATGCGGTCGTCTGCATCGAAAGCTATACCGTATGAACTATTACTCGGTGGAGTAACGCCCGCATCCCAGGAACTTCCCGAGTAACCTCCTGTACGGCGATAAATTCTGTCTGGATTTGTACCTCCTACACAATAAAGGTTTCCTGCCGAATCGAACGCAATGCCGAAAATACTAGTACCACCTGGGGTAGATATGCCTGCATCCCAAGATGGCCCCGAATAACCTCCTGCTCGGCGATAGATTCTTTGATTTGGGAAATTCCCAAATACACAATAGAGGTTTCCTGCCGAATCGAACGCAATGCCGAAAATACTCCCTCCTACACCCGATGGAGGAGTTATCCCCGCGTCCCAAGAAGATCCCGAATAACCTCCTGCGCGACGGTAAATACGATTCCTACTGGCATCCGATACATATAGATTACCTGCCGGATCGAAAGCCATTCCACTGCTGTTTGTAGACGGAGGAGTGATGCCTCTGTCCCACACGCCGGCCCACCCGCTGCGGCGACGCAATCTGTTCGCGCCAGAAGACGTGCTAGGAACTACCGCGTAGACGTCACCGGCGGCCATGGCGGTTCTCCGTCCTACCAGTCCAGTTCAGAACTTGGTTAGTCTATGGTCGCCGTGATCGTGATCATGTTTTCGGGGAATGTGAGACGGTCCCCAACAGCCGGGTCGTCCGGGTTGTTGTCGAAAGCGTCCTTCCACAGCACTGCTGAGTTCGCCGCCGCACCTTCTCGCAAGGCCACCCACATGAGGTCGGGGAGGTCCGTCGCCTGAATACCAAAATCAACCGCCGCATTGTTGCGAATCGAATTCTGCTGAGTTCCTACCTCGGACCAAGCCGTCTGCGCGATTGGAACGCTATCGTCCTCCTGGTTTGAGCCTGTAGCGTCCGGTTCCGCAGAATGAACGCTCACGTACCGCGTGGTTGACGTCCCACCGACTATGCCTTCTGTGAATGCCAGGATGGAACCTCTGGGCGTAAGCTTCGAACCGACTCCGTTGAAACGGAGTCTCATGCTTCGGGCGTCGGCTCCGAAAGATGCGCCCAGTCCCGGAGCTGCTGGATCACCCGTCAAGTCCGCAGTGAACAGCAAGTTGCCAGACGCTTGGGCGTCATAAAAACCGCCGAATGCGGGGGCACCCAGAACCGCCGAAGGCTCGGGGAAATCCAGAGCGTCCAAATTCACGTGCCACCCGTTCACGGCATCCGCTTCCCACCGCGCTATATTCGTTGAGCCTACGCGAGCATAAGCTCCCGCTGCCGGGAACTCCGTGCTGCCATCTGACATTGCAGCCAGGTAGATTCCCGTACCGAAGAACCCGCCGCGGTTGACTCTCCGTGCGCCTGCCAATTTCAGTCCCATTTCACTTCCTCCTTAATCACGAACACCAGTTGCCTGGACTCGAACACTTTGTGTAGGAATCGAAACGTTGCGAGATTTCACAATGGGCAGAATCACAGCCTCACCGGACAATGTTTGAAACCGAACGGTGTGATTCTGCCCTGTGCTAAGTTCAATATCTTCCTCCAAGGAAAACGCGCCCCACCTACCATCCCCTCTACGGGAAGCGTCGGTCTCTATCAACCTCGCGGCTCCCAGACCGATCAACGGCGCATCGTACAGGAGGTCTACGTAATCCCCTCTCTGCAATCTCAAATGCTTTATGTCCTGGATGACCCTGAAAGATTCAGGACGCAGCAATTCGTTCGCAAGCAGATATCTGAGAAACTTGTGTACCTCTGCCGCAGTGGTTATCCCCAAAGGTGCTAACTGAACAGCGACAATGTTCGTGCTGTTCGTTTCGTTTCTACCAGGCCCGTAAACGGTGATCTCGGATTCTTGATATTCGTTGTCCCTGTCGTTATAGAAACCTCTGAACCCGTGCGGTGGATCCTTAAAGGCTTTTGTTCCGGTAAACTGCAAGGTATCCTTGGGGGTGATCAGGTCTACCGGCACTGTCTTTTCCTGGTCAACCACCACACTGTACACCTTCCCGTCTACCAATGTAGCCGAAGCGCGACCACACGCCGCTACAGTATTCAAACGATCCCAGATACCTTCCGCATTGTTCCACACACCATCGTACCGGTAACCCCTTGTAGCGCAGCGAGAGGCCCACTCTGCCAAGGCCTCCGCGTCTATGTTTTCATCTGGTATGGGAGCCACGATACCAGGGCCACGAAGGATTGAGGCGAACTGCCATGCAGGACTCGACGCTCCTGCACCACCCCTAGGAGCCGTCCACGCTCCACCTTGGTAAAACGGAATCTTGCGAGTGCAAATGGCCGTAAATGTCTGCACTATGTTATTCAAATTTCTGTCGGCTGTTATTTGAACGAAAGCAAGTGCTCTGCCCAGCGCCTTTACAGGTGTCTCAGGAGTTATGAAATCTACATGAGTAAGAATAGAAACGTCTTGAACTCTTACATCATCTTCGTTCGATGTTGATCTTCTAATCCTTATCGAACCTCCTACATTTGTAGTCAATGAAATGTTCATTTCAAGAAAGTGCTGTGAAGTCGTAGCAGCAGTAGCACTCACTTCATTGCTGTTTGACCACACTCCAGTTCCTTCCTTCTTTTGAATCTCAAAAGTAACAGTTCTGTTTTCTTTGTCCCCCTTCTTGCTAAGTCTGAGCAAAGAATTGAAAGATACAATCAATACAGCTCTATTTACCCCCGGCTTGTATGAAAACTCGGACCACTCACCAGCACCCTCAGAAGTGCCTTCCAGCTGTTTGTTTACTTGCCGCTGGTCATGCGTTTCCGAAAAATCCGATAGTTCACTTAAAGTGTTTGGCAAACCTTCGTGAGTGACAACAGTGGCATTTTGAAAACCTGAAATTGCAGAGTCTCCAAATCTAAAACTGTCTACATCAAAATCTATTGGACCGTAACCAAAATCATACAAACCTCTGAAGACAAGTGTATCTGGACCATCCACAAACACGTAAGGCCTACAAGCAAAATAAGGCGCTACCCTATGGGTACCCATAACGCACAGAACAGAATTGCGCCGGGAAGGTACTGAGTTCTGCGTGGACTGAATGCCAAACCTTTGCGGATCCCTTGTGATGTCATTCTGACCACCAACCTCGGGGCCCAACATCTGCCCAATAGCGTAGGAACCAACTACCGTAACACCTGCCAAAGCTGCTGTGTAAGCAAACCCAGAAGATGCACCTGCGATGTACGCCGCAGCGTACGGGGCGAAAATGTACAGGGCGACAGCCGCGACGATTGCCAGGACGTTCCGATTGTGTGGCACCACGTTAATGTACAAAGCGTACCTTTCTTCGCCCGTCATAAACGTATCCCACTGATCCTCTGGTATCACCTCCCCTTTGAACTGCACCGTTATGGAATGCCTATCGCACTCGGGAACGGGACCGAGGATATCCGCAATTGTCTTTCTAGCACCTCCTGGCACCATAAGAACCTTGCGGAGACCACTCTCGAATGGTAGCGCACCAATGGATACTATGAGGTCACCCTCCTTTGGGATCACCTCCTTTATATCTGAAGAAGATTGGTTCGCTACAACTAAGCTCTGGTCCATTTAACCTCTCCCGGTACGAGTGGCCTCTATCTTGCGTGGTGTGCAGTACGTACTTGGTGCCGTTTTCCTTTCCCGCGTAAAGTGCCACATGAAGCGGAAGCCCACGCTCATGTAGTAACACCACTACTCCGTTACTCGGCGAAACGTCTTCCGTCACCACTTCAAACATCGGTTCTTTGTGACGTTCAATCAAGCGACTAATCTGTTTGCAATCCCGAACTACATCCGCGTAGCCGTTCGAGTAGTGTGGAAGCTCTATCCCAAACTGTTCTTCGTAAACGAGACACACAAGGCCCCAGCAATCCACCCCCTGAGACCTCGCACGACCTCCCGTAACAAACGGAATGCCGATGTACGTCCTAATCCACGTTGGTATGTGATCGTTCATTACAGGCCGATGTAATCGGTCGCGTTGTATGATTCTGCGGGGAATGGCTCCGACAATAGAGACGGAGCGCGTATCGTCCCTCTCACACTCTCAATCGTGTATGAAACGTCCACCAGCTCCATCACCCAAGGGCCTCTTTCCACCCTGTTAGGATCCGAATCAAGTACGACACGAATTTCCACCGTGGCGGGCGTGGGCACCGTTCTCAAAAAGGTGATGATGCTGTAATCCACATTTGGGATTTCCAGCTGCGCTCGAGGCTGCGCGTTTTGTCTGTCATCCGGCAGAGCTATCCTGAACGGAAACGACTGATAGCGAATGCCATTGGATACTGTGTCCCTGCCATCAGAACTGAAGCGTATGGTTTCCGTAAGCCTCGGATGCGTGATGCTCAAAAGAACGATGAAGACACGCTCAGTTCTGCCACGATAAATGGCATCCCTTAACGTCGCTGAAACTTCGTGTGCCATCAGCTGTACATCTCCAGTTCCAATACAGCCAAATAGGTGATCGGGCCTGCCGCGTTAATTGCAGGAGCCGCCTGACCGTAAAAGATCATCTCCACTCGGGTGTGCTGTCTTAAAGGATCTACCCAGTTGAATGACCTCGTACCTCTGGCCAAGGTGTTGTAGTAGAAATTCTCGAACACGTCCACCTGTGCTTCAGTGAGCACTATGTTCCCGCGAATGTTGTAAATGCGCTGAGTGGTCCTGCCTCGAATACGAACCGGACCTACTTCCGGCTGCGTGACAAGAGCTGTGGGTTTCGGCTGTCTTCGAAACCCCCGTGGTTGAAAGCGTGCGGGTAGTCGCAGACCAGGTGCTACAAGCGCGGGATTACCTGGCACCTGCGCCTGTCCTGGATTGTCAGGATTTTCCGACGGCCAGTAAATTGTTGATGGCATCTTCCACTACCTCGGAGTTAGAGAACGCCGACCGCCATAGGAACCGAACAACGCATCCAGCTCACCGCTGTCACTCATACGACCCAAAGCGCTTCCTACGGTTACGTCTATCACTTGTTCCCCGGACTGCCCTTCTCGTTCCTCCACCTCGGCCTGAGCATCACCCGAGTAGATATTTACCGTCACACCTCCACCCCGTCCTTGGGACAACGGTGTCACAAAACCTCCTCGAGCACCTTGCGTCAAAAGCTCGGGACCGGCCTCACCTACTATGTAGCTCCCACCCGCTCTGGCTGCCCCACCGGATTGCAACGCCCCAGAAAGTCCTGGATTCGCACCTCCAGTGGAAGCGTAGTTGTACGAAAACCCTCCCGTGTACGCCGATAGGAAGGTGCTCGCGAATCCCAATATCGGGTTGATCACATTCGCTTCCAACTGCGCGGATAACGCCCGTTGTGCCAAACGAATTAGAAAACCATCGAACTGCGTCTCGGCGCCCAAGAAGGCAGACGCCAATGCTCCCGCAACGTCCCCACCCAATGTCTCAAACTCACCCCGAATTACTTGCACGGCGTCTTTCGTTTCATCCACCGTTCGATCCAGCGAAGATGTGGTCGTACCTATCGCACGCTCGTATTCGCGCAGGGCATTTATCTTCGCCTGCTCGGTGTCCACCACACCCAAGTTTGCTTCTTCAATATCACGCAACGCTTGATGATACCTCTGCTGCGCTGCTACGGTCGGAAGGTACCTCTGCACCACTTGGGCGGTAACGTCATTCACCTCGCGTTGCGCCTGCTCGAGCTCTCCAAGCTGGTCGGACAGGTCACGCGAGGCACCAATTCGCAAACGGATAATGTCAATGTCGGACAACCCCAGCTTCTGTGCATTTTGCTCCAGCAAGTTTATATCCGCTACCCTCTGAGCGTAGAGGTCCTGAGCGGACTGTCTGGGAAGCAGCGCATCCACCAAAGCTCTGTGGACGTCCACAAGCTCCCGACCAGATTGCACCCCTTGGGTAGCTGCATCAAATTCCTCTTGGGCGAGTACACGTGCTCGTTGCGCTAATTCGTCCGTAAGGATTCCTCTTTCACGGAACAACTCAATTCTCTGCCGCTCCAAATCCAACGTTTCTTGTGGAGTGCGTACCTCGCGAAGCAATGTCTGTGCGCGTCGCAACAACTGAATCGTGTTAAGACCGCGCAAACGGGCCAATGGATCTAACTGCTCTGTGCTTGGAGGGGCGTTGGCCTGCTCCGTAGCTCTTGCTTCCTGACCAGCCACCCGTTGCGCGTCGGCCAATCGTACTATTGCATCCCTGTAGTTCTCAACTTGTGCTGTCACAGAATCCCAGTTTGCCTGATTAGTAGCTCGCAACTGTTCCGCCCGCAGATCCGTGATGCTGTTGCTCAATTCAACGATACGCTCTTCTATCTGAGCAACCTCCGTCGAACCCTCCCGCAAGGCAACTGAGTACTGATCCTGCAACGCAATCAAACTGCCCACCTCGGCGTTCAAACGATCCAGGTTATCCGTGTACTCCTCAACTTGAGGTGAAGGAGCTGTACTTCTTTCCAAGTCACTAAACAAGCGTTCCCGAAGAGCTTTCGCTTCCTCTAACGCTTCCTGCAACCTCTGCTTCTCACCTTCGTAGTCGAAAGGAAACAGCCGACCGGACATGTCATACGCCAGAGCTTCCTCTCTACGCCTGCCAAGGTTCAAGTACTCAAGTGTGATGTCTACCAAACGATCCTGCACCTGGCTAAGATCGTCTAGGATCTGCTGTTGGTCTTGGTCTTGACCCTGCAGTACAGCGGCTCTTGCTTGACCCACCTCATAAGCAGCGGTGCGCACTGCTACAATCTGGTCCTCCAGTGACTGCAATGAAATGAGATCCTGATCGGAGGTCCGCTCTATGTCTGCTTTCTCTTGCCGTAGATCCTGCAAACGTTCGGTCAACTGCCCAAGACGGGCGTCCAAGTTCGTAAGATCTTGACTCAAGTAGTCGTACTGTGTCGCAGGTACAAAGCCTTCCTCCTGCAATTCATTTATCCGCTCAATGTGACCCGCTAGCAAGCGGAACAAATCAGTCAACCCCTGCACCGTACTCCGCAAGCTCTCGGTATCCCTAATCGCAATGTTCAAGTCTTCCCAAGCAGAATTCAGTGCCGCCAAATCACCTTCCAAATCGTCAACGCGAATGGCCGCCTGCTCATATGCAACACCCGTGCCCGTTATGTTGTCCTCCAGTTGCCTTAGCAACGGGATTCCATTCGACAGTGCGTTAAAGGCGTTGATGTTCTCAGAACCAAACACCTTTGCACGAGTTGACGTGGTGGTGAACTCGTCAGAGGCGTTCTGCAGCGCCTGACTCAATCCAACAACACTCGGTCGGAAGCTCTCCGACTGCTGCTCCAACTTGAGGAGGATATTTCGAAGCGGGGTACCGGCTTCGGCTCCTCTCAAGCCTACCGACGCAAGCACCTGGATCGCAGCGTTCATTGTTTCGAACGATACGCCTGCCGTTTGTGCTGTGACGCCTGCATTCTTCAACGCGGCCGCCGTGTCCGTTATCTGAGACGCTCCGAACTTGGCACCAGCGGCGAGAACGTTGATCACCCTACCTGCCT